TTTTCATGGTTTTTTCCCTCGTCAAAACATCATCGAAAAGATGTTTTTGTTGGATGATCCTCGTGGATCGAGATTCAAGAACGACATACCAGACGAGTTTCTCCTGCTAAAATCCCCTAGTGGAAACTCGTCTGATTTATATGTTTTCATGGTTTTTCCCTCGTCTTTTCGGAAGTAGGGAGAGATAATGTCGCAAATTATAACATTCTCCACTCTCGAAACCAGAAAGAGATTCAATCGATAAAGTTCTCATAGATATGAGGGTATCAATAAAATATCCCAAGCTCAGGGAATGCAAGGTAGGCCGGTTTCAATCCATTTGGAAATATAAAGTTAGGATTTCTTTTCTGGCTATATTATCTTTCTAATCATAAAACAATGCAAGAACCACCGAAACCACTTGTCGAAGATTGGTTTGGGTACTGGGGAGTTAGGATTCGAAATCCAGAGCTTTTCACAAAAATTAGAACCCCCAATTGGTCTTCTCATGCTGCTACTAAAATGGCTAAAAAATGGATTATTTCAGCAACACAGGATTTCCAAGTCGCCCCGCGACTTGTATCGGAGAGTTCTCTCACTAATCTTAAGTTTGTTCGTCGGAAACCAACCAGAAATAGATCTCCTAACGAGGACGAAGATCAGGTTCATGCTCGACAAGGACAGCTTCTGAGTGGTCGATGGGTAACTCAATCCATTCTCATTCCGCAAGGTATAATCCTGAATGGAATTTTCATTGATATTCCCAGCGAGATTGCTCATGAGATTGCATGTTATATCGCCGGGCGACTTGATCGGAATGATCAAGCCACACCATGTTTAATGTATCAACGACGATATTAATGACGATCGCTTATTTAATTTTTCTTTTACCGACTAAATGGAAGCATTAACATCAACATCAAAGGAAAGGGTCTTTACCCAAGGATTTACTCTTTCTGGAGAAGAACTTCGACGATTTTGTCAGAAGGAAGATATATGCAACGATCCCATCTTTTGGGAAGAAAAGATTCATCGAGAATTTGGTCGTCACCCAGAATTACTCTTCCCTGATTTTTCTCCTAAATGGTCACTCGATAGTTACTTCCAACTTCAGGAAAGATACGATCGTCTTCTCAACACAGCCGAAGAATATCTTGTCACCATTACAACTAAACAAGGCCGGGTTAGTTTTAATCTCTTCATTCCAAATCCTGTTTTACAAGGTATTTCTCTTGCTGTTCTAGTGGCAGATCTTCCCATTGCCATCCAATTGTTCGAAGACGAAGCTGAAGTCGACCTTAAAGAACTTGCAACTTCCATGATTTTAACATCAGGGGAAGAGATTACCCCTGATGATCTCGAAGACATGATCGAGGGATTGTCAATGATTACACTTCTTCTTAGTAATGGTTCAGAAGAGTTCGCCGTTACAAGAATCGATCTTTTCACCTTACAAGGATTTATCTCTGCTTTTGATTGGGTCCGTGATGCTATTCTTGCCACTTCCTTCAGGAGATCTTCGGTTGAATTAGGTCCTAATTGGAAAGATTATCTTCTCGCTGCTTATCTCGTCGAAGATGACGAACTTGTTCGTCTTGAACTCGACGAGCTTATTTAAGCTTAGTGTTATATGTTGCAAACAACATATAACACCGTGTCACCTCGAACTTTGTCTCGACTCGTACTTCAGACGAAGTTCAGTGAATAACTTCTCGTGGCGATTGAGAAAATCATCGATTTTCGGGTACATTTCATTATACCAATATCGTCGATCAAAATAAATCCGTTCGACGAAGATCTTCTTTTCTGCTAAGCAATAAACGATATAGTCACACCATTCCTTGTTAATAATTGCCATACTCCCCTGCATTTGGTCGTAGTGGGAATCGAAGATATGATCATGGTAACCCTCTGGTGGTCGCCATCCATCTTTTCGAGCGGCTAGATACTTACAGATTGGTCCATACATTTTTCCTGGACATTTAATTTCGATAATACCATTACTTTCTTCGATGTCCCCATCAATCGAACATCCCAATCGAGTGTCCCATTTAGGGACAGCGAGACCAACTTCTTTTATCTTAACTTTAAATTTCTTCTTATACCACTCTCTTCCCTTTGGTTCATTACGAAGGCCACAGTCAGAGGCGAGTTGGCCTTGAAAAGATTTCTTGATTGGCGGTCCTGAATAATATTTCACCACATCGTCAGGTCCACGATAGAAAGTTGGATTGACAATCGGACTAAAGTTGGTTGTCGTTAAGCGGAAGCTACGTTCGTCTTTCCATGGATCAGTGAGTTGGGGATACTTGTGGAGCCAGTAGGTTCCACAATCTTGCCAGTTTTCATCACCGAGGACCATTGTTGTATACTCTTTAATAGAGAGTATACAACTTAATTTAGAAGTCAGCTTACCTAATAATTAGTATTATTAAAATGGAGTCAATAGAGTTAATGTCACCTTTTGAAGATATTTGGTTTATTTTGGCTTTTCTAACCTTTTCTTTACTAATCGGAGTCGTTGGATTTCGACTTTTCTGTGGACTTAATTGGTATGATTCCCTTTGTTCAGCTTCGATGGCACTGGGAGGCAATTACACAATGACGAAAGGAGAAAAAGGTCTCCTCTTCTCCTCATTATACGCTCTTTATGGTAGTTTAGTCTTTTTCATCATTGCCGGAATCGTCGTCGATGGCCTCTTTCGACAACTTCATGGAACTTCTGCCACGAAAAGAAATCCGAAAACATAAGTTTATTTCAGAGAGAATATTGGTTTCCTTTCGTTATTCTATAACGAGTAAACTGAAGCCCAACTTTGCCTCTCACTTTGACAAGATAAATGTATGTAAAAGTCCCAATCGAAGAGGGAGATTCCTCCATTTTGTCCCTCTATCTTCGTATTCTCGAAAAATATCAGTCTAATGAGATGTCTATTAATTTTCTTTGTTATTGGTCCCCTGATCCTGAGCGTGACGATTGTTTGAGTTTGTGGATAGCCAAAAACCACAAGAAGTACAAGAGTGTTAATATTACTTACTATACCCATTCCCAATTAATACAAGCCGAATCGTTTGTCGATAAGACCGACTATCATTATGAACCCAATCTAGAGACAATGTCTCTAGAGAAAGTTGGACATAAGATACGAAACCTTCCGAACTAACAATCTTTTAAGATCCATTTACTAGACTACTCTAGTAGTCTAGTAACAAGTATATTTAGATGGCCTCTTAAACTCTACAACGAACAGCTTTGAGAAGCTGAGTAACCGTTGATTGAAGGTACTCGACTTTACGATGAAGATCGGCATCATTGTTTTGTCTTGACTTAAGAGCATTGATCTCGTTCTCAAGACGACGAATTCTTTTCTCGATACAAGGAACGGTTTCTAGAACAAGAAGAGCTTGTTGGTAAATTTCCTTCGCCTGACTGACCTCAAGGTCAAGTTGTTCTTTTAAGGGGGTGAAATAATCTCCTTTTTCGCGAAGAATAGTCTGGATGTATTTTTCGATTCCCGGATATAACTTGTAAAGATGCTCCTCGAGATAACTATCAAGTCGATTACGAACTTCTGTCATAACATGACCAATAACTTCTTCGGAAGGGAATGATTTATCATCTTCCCAGGGAAAATTCTCGTCTCGATTACCAGTTGAGGAAGAAAGATTATCTGTCTCTTGTCCACCGGGAAGAATGAAATCATCCGAAGAAAGAGGGATACCATCTTTCTCGTTTTGCTGATGTTCTATCTTCCTATGAGAAGGACTATTCTTTATTTGCCATATAATATACTTATAAAAACCGAGATTAAGCCGGGCGTGGAAGGAATCGGTATCCAAATCTTCTCCATCGACAAGAGCATCGTTCCAAATATTAATAAAGGTTATAACAGCGTCGAGGAGAGGGCGAAGCTCAATCTCAATCTTCATTGAATAGAGATAAACGAGATAAATAGCCAGAAGTTTAAGTATATTCCTCGATATAACATGTTTAGACTTGGGGAAACGGACATCGAGAGGAAGAAGTCTATTCTCCCAGAAACGAGGTGAATTTAACCAAGCGATAATAACAAGAACAACGGCGAAGAGGAAGATAAAAAGATGCACTAGCGTTGCTGAGGAACTACCAAAGTTTGGAATTCCAAACTTATCGATAAGATCCCTTTCTTGATGAGGAGTGAGCTTTTTGATTTGAGCAGTGATTCGGTCAAGGAAAGATCCTTCCCCGACGAGGATTTTCTCGATAGCAAGTAACTCTTCACGCGTGTATTTACACACGAGAACGTCATCGGTCTTAGGTCCATAGAAGTAACTACCTTCTATGGTAGCCAAATGTTGTTGCGTTTCGTCACAAGTAACGGAGAGACGCACAAAACCACTCTCGGGAAGATCACCGGGTTGATTCCATGAAAAGACATATTTTGGTTTCTTCTGATATGAACAAGTATTCTTCCTTTCACTGTCATCGTAGATCCAAACAGTAAAAGATTCGACTCGGTCCATTTGACATAATGTGAAATATTTTCGTCGTGGTTAGGGTTAAATTAACCCTAACATAATCTGCTCAAATCAAAACAATGCAAACGCAAACTAAACCTACCCTCCAACGTCTAATTACCACTGTTAATCGTGTTCGACGAACACGATCCACACCTGCTCAACAGCCAAGTGCCTCCCCAACCACTGAAAAGCCACTCGAAACACCGACTCCAAAGTGTGGACCGGAACGGATTAAGGTCAAGTCAGTCCCGACAGTAACAACGCGACTCACTTATGAACAAAGAAGACGTTTCTCCGAATTGGCTCGTCGTCGCGAGGCCGAGTTGCCATACGTTAACATCGAAGAAGTCTTTTTTACTATCTATTCGACAGAAGAAATTAAAGCTATTGCGGTAACAGAAGTTACCAACACGGAGCAATTTGGCCCTGGTTCAGTTAACGATCCCCAGATGGGACCGACAGACAGTAACTCCTTATGTGCCACTTGTTCTCGTGATATCATTGAATGTCCGGGGCACCCGGGTTATATCCAACTTCCCGAGCCAATTCCTCATCCTCTTCTTCTAAGAGAGATTATTTCTGTCCTAAATGTTGTCTGTAACGATTGTGGTGGTCTTCTTCTTACTCGTGAAGAAATAAGGGAAAAAGGCATTCTTCATCAGACAGGACCTAATCGTCTCGCAGCTCTTGAAAAAGCATCTATTGGTCTCTCCTGTCGTCGCGAGAGAAGTCCGGCGGATCGCCCTTGTCTCAAAAACCCTACGTACAAGGCAACAAAGACTCGCGATACGAACCAAGTTTTCTATGAATATATCGTCGAAGGTGAAAAGGTGGAGAATTATCGCACGGCTCAAGAGATCCTTGATATTTTCAACAACATTTCAATGGAAGATGCTGAACTAATGGGCTATGCCAATGGTGCCCATCCAAGGAGACTCATTATGGAAGTATTAATGGTTATTCCACCCGTCGCACGGCCACCTGCTGTCGTAGACGGTAAATACATGGCCGATCCTCTCACAACGATGTATATCGACATTATTCGACATGTCAAGGCCCTCAAGAACTTTCTCGAAGGTAAGAAACCCGAGGAAATTCAAAGGAAACGCGGAGAAAGAAGAAAGACTAAGGCTGATAACTTACAAGAACTCAGGAAGAATCTCTTCGATCGTCTCAAGCACTTTATTAATAACACAGACGGATGGTATACAGGTGGCGGTCAACCATTTATTTCATTGACTGAACTTCTTCAAGGTAAGGAAGGTCTTATTCGTCAGAACATGATGGCCAAACGTGTTGATTATTCAGCTCGAACTGTTCTTTCGCCCGATCCGACTCTTGCCTTTGGCCAGATTTCGGTTCCTCTCTGGATGGCACCCATCATGACACCCAAAGTAAGAGTCAATCGTTACAACAGGGCCGAATTGCAAAATCTTTTAGAGAAAGGACGAATCACCTATATTACCTTTAGTGAGAAACCATCTGATGAGAATGCACCCAGTTTCCAATTAGCCGGGACTCGCAACCAAGTAACAGAGAAATACAGAACTAATTACACACTCCGTGATGGTGATATCGTCGAGAGGTGGTTGCAGGATGGTGATATTATTATCTTCAATCGTCAACCAACGCTTCACAAGTATTCCTTTATGGGATATCGAGTCGTTCTCCGCGATCAGAAAACTTTTGGTCTTCACCTGTCCTATACGACACCTCTCAATGCCGATTTCGATGGTGATGAAGGTAATATCCATGTTCTTCAAGTCCTAGATTCACGGGCAGAAGCCGAGGAGCTGATGAGTGTTAGAAATTGCCTGATCAACGCCCAGAGTAACAAACCAACGATGGGTATCGTCTTCAATGGCCCCGTCGGTGCTATGTTGATGACACAACCAGAGACAGCGGTTCGACCCGGTGATTTCTTTGATGCATTGTCATATATCACCCAACGTGAACAATTAGCTAGTTTAGAAGCCAGAATGAAGAAGTACAATGTTCCATACACGGTTCCTGTCGAAGTTGGTACTCGCTATTTCGTTATTCGTGAAGGTAAAAGGATTGACCTGAGTTACGACAAAGAAGGTCGTTTAGTTATTCCCGCTAAGAGCGAAGGTGACGAAATTCGATATCCCGAAGAAGGGGAAATCCAAAGCGAACCAATGATTGAGAATCACTTCAGTGGAAGAGCTCTTTTCAGTGCACTTTTACCCGAAGACTTTTATTACGAAGGACCAAAAGGTGTTATTATCCGAGAAGGAGTTCTTACAACTGGTGTTATCACACGAGCTCATATCGGCCCTGAACGTAATTCGATTATTCATGTCATGGCCATGAACTATCCTGTTGCTCGAGTGGCTGATTTCATCACCGATGCTACCTTTGTTCTCAATAGATGGCTCGCCGATTATGGTTTCTCGATTGGTATCTCCTCGTGCTTGATCGAAGATCCTGAGTTCAAGCGTGATGTTGAGGAACAGATTGAACGTGCTCGTATGATGGTTAGTGCTATGGGTGCTCAGCCAGATGATCCTCTCGAAGCAGAGAAATGGGATGAACAGATCTTAGCTTATGTCGGTGCCCCCGCTGATAAGATCGGCAAGAAACTTCAGGCTTCTCTTACTAAAGAGAATGCTCTCAACATTGCTGCTCTCTCAGGTGCTAAAGGTAAAATAACCAACCTCGTCCAGATTGCCGCTTTCCTTGGGCAACAACATATTGCTGGTAAGCGACCCAAAGAACAAATAACCTTTGAGACAAGATGTCTTCCGTGGTTCCAGCCCGGAGAAGAATCGCTCGAAGCTCACGGATTCTGTACAGCTTCTTTCCTCAAAGGTTTATCGCCCAGTCAGATGTACTTTCACCAAATGGCTGGTCGTGAAGGTCTCATGGGTACTGCCATGAGTACGTCAGAGACGGGATTTATGCACAGAAAGGCCGTCAAGACACTTCAAGATATCAAGACAGCCCACGATGGTAGTGTTAGGAATGTTGATAAAACCATCTTCGAATACATTTATGGTGACGATGGCTTTGCACCTAACCGTCTCCAAATGGTCGAAACAAAGAAGGGTAGATTTCTTTCCTTTATCGACGTCAAGAACGTCGTTGGCCAAATTAACGCTCGTTATGGATTCTAGAATTCTTATCTCCCCCGATCGGGGAGATAAGAATCTAACAGGCGACTTTCGAGGCAATCCATGCCTCGAAAAGTTCATCCCCGATGTTTAGAGCTATTTGGTCTTTCGAGTTGTTAAAATTAGTAACAACTCGCTGACGAGCTTCGTTAAATGTATCGATAAATGTATTAGCAGTATCGGTTAGCGAGAAATAAATAAAAAGAACAGTGATCAGAACGACTACAAAGAAAAGAAGAATGGCGGTTGAAGGATAAATAGTTTTTGCTGCAACAAGAACGATCATGAGGATGAGAAAACCGAAAAGCCACGGTATCTGTTGATAGATAGCAAGACGAAATGCAAGAAAACTTATTTTATTCTTAATAATATTTCCTACTCCGGAAAAGACTAGGTGACTATTTGTCACAAGCCCATTAATAAAGGTATAAAGGATATTCGGTGTTAAAGCACAATTGGCAATCGACTCGCATGTCGACGAGCATATCGTTTGATTATCAGGTCCGAGGGAACCACAAAGAGTACTACAGATAGGTGTTGGTTGACTAGACATTAATCTTTAATAGGAGAATAAAAGTTTCCCATTAAAGATTATATTCGTTCTTAATCGACATTATCGGCAATGACCACGGAGAGAGGTAGGAGAGCAGCGTACGTGTTTTCATCATATTCAAGAATTTCAAGAACTTGATCAGGGGGTGTCTCAGGATCGACAAATTCGTTCTTCAGACGAAGTGTTAACGAGGGTAAAATATCGTAGATGCGATATGGAAGTGTTTCGATATCAGGGTATGGAGCGGCTGTAAACCCTGGATTCGTTAAGGTCGTGTACCAAGTTACGGCGACTTGGAGAGCTCGAGCAAGTTCACCATTTTCAACATTTTGGCCAAGATAAATATTTCCATCCATAGTTTGATAGAGATATGGTTCAACTCGATTCATTAAAGCAACATCAAGTTGGGTAATAATGGTTATTCCTCGATATCCAGCCCGATTAAGTGAAGAAAGCCAAGTATTGAAGTTATCCCGACCAATGAGAATAACCGTTCTTGGTTGCTGTTCAAAGTCGCTTTCGTAGACGTAATAATTATCAAGGAAACGAGGAAGACGAATTTGGAGACCACGTGTTTGTTGAAGAAAACTTTCAAGATAACCACGTATCTTTTCAGCGAAAGATGTTGCGTAGAGAACAAGTCTTCCTTCTCGGAAAAGAGTCGGGACCAATGGTGATAAGGTAACGATCGCCTCTTCCGGTGTTTGGACATTAGGCAAACGATGAGGAAGTTGTGATAAATCATAAAATCGTGCACTATCTTCGACTGGTTCTTGGTGTGTGACTGTATATCGAGTCATGAAAAGAGAGACGTCGATCTTTTCATCATTAGCCCGGGCTAATAAGAAAAGCCAGCGAATAATTTGTAGTAAGAAAGAGATCTGTCTTTGGAGAAGAAGAACACGAGCAACTGTTTGCCGATCTTGAGCCGTTATTTCAATCGGAGCAGGTGGGCCTTGATCGAGAGTAAGATATTTAGGAGTGGGAGTAATCGGAACAAAGATAACATATGGATAATTAGGTAATTCTTGATGAGGAAACCAAAGACCGATCGCCTGTTTCCGGTCGACGTCCAATGTGACTCCATTGGGTGGTCCGAGGAATTTCTCTGCTTCTTCTCCTGTTGTTAGGGGAACTTGATCAGCAAGGGGTAGATTTTCTGGCTGTGATGGTATGAAGAAGATGGTTATCTCTTGACCATTTCTTGGGATAACAAGACCTCTCATCTTGCCATAATCATCGAGAATTTGGGCGATTGCCTGATATCCCGTCAAGGCGTCGAAGTTCAATCGAGAGTAGAGGTTAGTATGTACGATAAGATTATCAGGAGTTTCCGGTCGACTAGGTTGATATGACCAAGTTGTTACAGGAAACGTTTCTAGAAGAATATCATGGACCGTCTCGGTCATCTCGTCATCAAAAACCTTGACGATTGTTTTTGTTTCTTTGTTATAATCGACAAGAAGTTCACACTGGGGGTAATCAAGAGCATCAGCTTCAGCACCCCAATGTTTAAAGATAAGAACGGTTTGTCTTCCAAGACGAAGTGGTCGGGCATGAAAGAGTTTGTGACGGGGAATTTCGATCTTACCAATTGCTTCTCCACGATCTTCTTTTGGTCGTTTACCTGGTGTGAAAGTATAGATATTAACATTAAAGAATTCTTCGAGGGTGCGGTAATAAAGAGCAGGATCGAAGAAGAGATCTTCAGCTAAGATCTGTCCCCTAATATCTTCGAGCGAGAAGTCGAAAAGCTCTTGTTTTGTAACAGCAAGTTGTACTTGATCAACTAGAGATCGACGAACATCCGATGCAAGGGCAATCTTATTTTCTTCGCCAAGTGTAGTGTAATCCATGTAATCAAGAGCCTCGAGAAGACAGTGGATAAGACTATTGGGATCTCGGATAACACCGAATCGCTTAAAATTACTAGCATTTGGTGAATAACGAAGAAGGATCTTCTCAAGGGTGGCCGGAATTTCACCCATACCACCAGGATAAAGAATCTTATCGGTAATAATATTCATCCTTCTCTTTTCACCCTTCGCTTTAACAGGAGCTCCTCGATAATAAGCATTGTAATTAGTCTTCTTACCTGGGATTGTCTGATCTGTCTCATTACAACATGGAATAAAAGGATAAACACCGGCATTGGCCATTTGGTTCTCTTTGACCCCTGGATAGGGAGCCGAATCGTCGGGGCAGACGACGAGAATTTCGTCGTTAGGAGGTGGTGGAAAAGGCATAATCTGTCGTTCTTCAAGGTGTCCTGTTATTTTGTTCTTAATTAGTTTGGCTTTCCATTCAGGGGCCTCTTCTTGGGTAATGACAAGGGGTTGAAGGTGTCCTTGACATCGACGAGCATATCCCGGTAAAAAGATATGGGGTGCCATCTCTTGGAGTTGGTAAATTCTTCTCTTTGCCTTTCCCGTCTTGACAACGATCCTGGTTTTGCCTTTCTCGAGTTTTGGTGTTTCTTCTTCGGCTGGAAGTTGCAATGGTGGAATATAATAGCTGTAGGTTTCTTCGATATCAGAACGATCTTGAAGGTAAATGCCCATGAGAAGAACTAGAATTTCCCTAAATCGTTCAGCGATATCTCGAGAGGCACCTTTCGTAATATTAACTCGAAGATAAGGAGTTCCAACTGGAGTTTCAGGAGTCGCCTGATCTTCAGTGACATATTTTTGTACAAGAACAGCAGAGACAGAGGCAGGGTATTGTTTAGTATTATCTCGAACTGTTTCCTCAGCAGCTTCCCCGAGGATCGATCGATAATGGATCGTAATTCTTTTCTTTTCGGGATAAGCTTTCTGGCGTTCATCAAGATAAAGATAAGTCGTAAAGATTGGATTGTTAAGAATTTCGTGAAGAAGAATATAATCCCGGAGATCCTCTCCGAGAAAAATATCGAACTCACCCGAGATGCGTATCTCGGTAATTTCACCAAGGATAAGACCCGGGAAAGCTTGACTAATTCTCTGGATAAGAAATTCTTTGGCTTGAGGATTTCTTTGCGAAATTTTTGTTTTGAAGGTCATGGTTCCCGTATCGAGATCGTAGATAACTTTGGTATATCCTTCTCGGGTTGGTCGTGTGATGACTTGACTAGTATCACCAGTCCAGACAGTTGCATAAATAAGATTACCTTTATTAGTTGCCTTTGTTCGTGTTGTCGGGATAATCATTGATAAATTAGGTTCAGCACCAGGGGATCCAAAATCGGACGTTATCGTTTCACCACGATAAATTTTGTAGTATGTTTGTCTAATGATTGATGAATCAGCCTCTGATCCTTCATTAAAATGAGCATAAGGAACAAGATAGGAAAGACGGATCGAATTAAAGATATCAAGACCGTCTTCGAAAGTTGGTCTTTCTCCCGAAGCCAAAGTTGGAAAAGCACGGAGAGTGACACGATCGACAATAAGATCTGTTGTCGGTTTGATAAATTCTTGTGGGATGTTTTCGAATCTATCTTGGATTCCTAGGATTCGTTCCAGGGCAGCTGCATCTTCATTTAACTCCTGATCCCATTTCTTGAGCCAATCTTCGTGGCGAACACGAAGATCAGTGAGACTACGAAAACCTTCTTTATCCAGGAATTCTTGAATTTGCTGGAATGCTTCCTCCTCGGCAATATCTCTAACAAGAGCCAAAGAAAAATAGAAAAACGCAAACTCCTGGCGAGTTAGGTTACTATCTTCGCCAACAAGTCTATTAAAAGCTTCTTGTAAAGAAATATTAGGTGCATCCAATGTCCTTGTAAGGATATCGATGAAAGGTTCATAGGTGGTTTCACCGATGACAAGAGTTGTTTTCATTGTTTCGTCCCCAGCCTCACGATCCCGAACAGTAACATATCGCGTTGGTGTTTCAAAATATTGTCCTACTTTGTAGAGAAGAGATATTTCGTTGTCGTAAGGAGATACTTGGATCGTTTCTGGTTGAGTTGGTGTCTCCATCTTTTGTATCAGTAGATTTATAAATTCGAAGATACAAAAGCCACCGATAATACTTTACGTTTAGATAACGAACTTACTAGAAAACCCCCAGGACTCAGTGACTGACATGTGTCAATCGACACATGTCAATCGTAATATCTTACCAACTAACACCGATCGAAAATCGGAAGAGGATGAAGAAAAAGGCAATTAGGATAATAACAACAGCAATACTAAGCCACCCGTTCCACCCACTTGATGTATTAGATGAAACAGCTTGTGACTGTGCAACAGATCGAGTTTTGATTTGGTCAAGATCTACAAAGCCGCCAGAGACTCCTTTATACATAGGATCTCCTTGCGGATTATAATGAACTAGACGAATTTGTTCCAAGCCGTGGTCCTTTAAGGTCTTCTTCTCGGCTTCGCTAAATCCTGGGAAACTTTCGATGCTATCGTGTTCAATAAAGACGATGGCTTTACTGTCCTTTTCACCTTCGACTTCATTGAGAGTGGTGAATTCATAAGATTCACCATCATAGTCAGTCCAGATAACAAGGTCTGAGCAGAAATCCCATTCGGGATCTTCGTAAGGCGGAGGAATAGAACCCGCGCAAATTACACTGCAACCACGCGCAGGGAGACAATCTTTCTTCTTGACAAGACATCCGCCACAATAAGCCCCGACTGTTCCGGGTTGATAAATATCTGTCTCGCTGAAGTATTTTTGGATCTCTTCATAAAGAAGAGAATAAGAATCGGTGTCATAGATCCATGATACATATCGAGCAAGAGATTCGAAATCTTCCTTTACTTGACCAGTGAGTTTGCGAATCTTGACATTTGCATTTGCCTTGAGATTAGCTAACTTTCGTCGAAGATCTTCGACGTTAATAACGTTTTCTCCACCACCCTCTTTTGTCAAGATGATCTGATCTGTTAATGTATCTCGGCGGACCTTTGACTTACGCTTCGAAGATTTATATTTATTTACTCGTCGAGGAACAAAACCTTTATGATCTGGATCAGTGTAAGGTACGAAATCTTCTCGAGATAAAGTAGTCGACATCTTTTACTTGAGCGAAGATTTTTCTGACAACATCTATCGATGCATGTGTAAATTTCCTGACATACAATTCGTATCATCAGAGAAAAGATGTTTTGGCGAGGGAAAAACTCGAAAAACATATAAATCAGACGAGTTTCCACTAGGGAATTTTAGC